CTCACCCGCCACAAGAAGAACATCTTCGTGCGAGAGGAGGAGGACGGGCTACTCACGACGTACATGAACATGGATCCAGCCCTCGTCATCCTGGCTGATCCATCAGGCACGAACGTGATCGCCCCTGAACTTCCAGTCGAACCAGACCAACGTTCGACCCAAGTCACCATCATGCCGTCAACCGACGCGGCATACGTGCCCCAGGACGTCACCACCGACCTTGCCATGGACATCCTGCAGAAGCTCTACCCTGGACCGACGGAGACACACGAGTACCAGGCCGTCACCACCACCGACATTCCGAACGACGGAGGAGCCAAAGGCACCATTCGACCCGACGCCCTCGACGGGGACACAGACTACGAGAGCAAGAGACACGTCGTCCACCGCTTCCAAGGCGCCCAACGCGTTAAGATCACCAACGCCAGACATCAAATGGTCGCCCTGAGCAGCCTCATGGCCCGGTACGCCAAGAAGACGAAGATGCTCAAGAAGCAATCCGCACAGATCGAAGCCAAGATCCTCTTTGACGCGCTCAACAACTACGTGGACTACCAAGTTCGCCCTGAATGGCGGGAAACCGTTTACATGGAAGCGATTGAGAAGTTCCAAGCGCGCGGACACAACCTGGACGACCTCAAGGACATAGACTGCTGGACGGACCAAGGAGCTCACAAGGTCAGCTTCAACATCAAGACCCAACAGAAACCCTGCCTAGGAAAAGATCCGACCACCACCAACAAGGCAGGTCAAGGCATTGCGGCATGGCAAAAGACGCTCAATTTCACCATGATCGTCTGGACGCGCATGCTGGAGAAGACTTTCATGGAAGCCGCTGACTCGAAATTCCACTTCATCTCCAATTACACCGACGACGAAGTAATGGGCCTTCTCCAATCCATCACGGAAGGAGAGACTTATGACTTCCTCGAAGGCGACTGGACCGAATTCGACAGCAGCCAGAACAACGTAGAACATGAACTTCTCATGATGCAGCTCGAAGCTATCGGTTGCCCCGCGGAACTGCGAGG